CCAGTTAAGGCAGCGTCTGCACGTTCCTGACCCCTACTTAACGCATCAAGTTCTGCGCTCTGTCTTTTTGCAGCCATTGTTTCATCGCGTTCAAATATTCCAGTTTGACCGGCTCTGGCAATGTCACGATTCAACGCTTGCGTTAGGGTGTCCTGTTGAGATCGAGTTTCCTGTAGACCCATACCGCGCTGGCCTAAATCAAAACCCTGAGCATCACGTAAGTCCTGTTGTCTGCGTTGTGCAGCCTGAGCTTCGAGTGCTAAACGGTTACGTTCATCGCCTTCACCCATTCTCGCTAAAGCGGCCGCTGTATCGCCTCCACCTCGCAACACACCATATCGACCCAACTGCTCGACCAAAGCCTTACGCGCTTCGTTCTGTCTGAATTGCTGATCGGCTAATTGTGAGGCCATAATCGGATCGTCTGTTCCACCGATTCGATCCATGTATTGCTGACGTAGTGCATCTTCTAGCGTATCAGCCATTGGTGCAGCTTCCGGTTCAACCACATTCTGCATAGCTGCCATATCTGCACCGGCATCTGGATTGTAAGGCGAAGGTTCAGTAGCATCAGCAGTTAGCTTTTTAACAAAATCTGCATCACTTAAAGGATTTTCTGTAAGCGCAGTTGCTTTAGTGGTTAAGTCTTTAACAAAATCTGGATCACCTAAAGGATTTTCTGTAAGCGGTTGATTTGACCGTTCTTCTGCTAAGTCTTTAACGAACTCTGGATTACTTAAAGGGTTAGTCTCGGTTCTAACAGGCTCAGTTGCTTTAGCAGTTAAGTCTTGAACATACTCTGGGTTACTTAGAGGATTAGTATCAGGCGTAACTGGCGCAGTTGCTTTAGTAGTTAGGTCTTGAACGAACTCTGTATTACTTAAAGGGTTAGTTTCAGTTGTAACTGGCGCAGTTGCATCGGCAGTCAGCTTTTCAACAAAATCTGAATCACTTAAAGGGTTCGTTTCAGTTCTAACCGGTTCGGTTGCTTTAGTAGTTAAGTCTCGAACGAACTCTGTATTACTTAAAGGGTTCGTTTCAGTTCTAACCGGCTCAGTTGCTTTGGTAGTTAGGTCTCGAACAAACTCTGTATTACTTAAAGGGTTAGTCTCAGTAGCTGGCGGCTTTGAGCGTTCTTCTGTCATTGCCCGAACCGTTGATACATTACTTAAAGGGTTACTGTCAGTTGTAACTGGCTTAGTAGCTTTAGTAGTTAAGTCTTGAACAAACTTTGTATTACTTAAAGGGTTAGTCTCAGTAGCTGGCGGTCTACCAAAGTTCGGATTGCTTGTCGGGTTTGTCGTAGTTGCCGTAAGGTTACCGGGTGGTGGTGGAGGTGGTGGCATGGCTGGTGGTGTATTAGCACCCTGACTTGGAGTCGCTGTCGTTGTTGACGTATCTACGCCTCCTACGTTTCCTCCGACACCCGGAGCCATATTTGCGGCTTGGTTATTTGCACCGAATCCACTGCCGGTAGCACCTCCTTGTATGGCAGCAACTAATGGATCAACGCCTGTGTTCATTTGGTCATAGCCAACCGCGTTACCTTTTTTAGGCTTCTTGCCTAACATCATCTCGTTATAGCTTACCGCCATTATTCTATACCCGTGTTGCGTTCGCGTGTATTTCCAATAGGCTTGTATTGAAGATTTGTGCGACGAACTGTGAAAGGTTCATTTAAATTAAAATTGGAAAAACGAAGCATGGTTCGTGGATCGTAACCAGATAAATCTGAGTCCTGAGTTAATGCCGATACATCCGACTCTAATAATGAAGAATCCAAAACAAACGAACTATCCAGCAAACTGGCCACATTGCCCATTGTGATGGTTTCTGTGTTGGAAACAATACCGGCAGCAATTTGCGAAATACTAAGATCAAACGCCCCTTTGTTGTCAAACAATGTCCTGTTATACAGCCAGCGACATGATACTGCATCACCCCGAGGGGCAATGGAGGCCGTTTCAAAATACGCTTCAATAGCAGCTCCATCATCGTTTGTTCCACTGTCATGTTTATTAATCCGACCAGCAAAATCACCAGCATGTGGTAGGTCATCAATTAACGCTACACTATCTCTTTCAAATCCACTATAGGGGCCAAACCAAGCATTCAAACGATATGAATATACAACCACACTATTCATTCTTGTCTGAGTGCTATCACCATAAGGCAAGAAGAACCAAACCTGTTCTTGTGCCGGATAATACAATGCAAACGAATAAGGCAATCGAGCTTTGTTTAGGTTCGGCCAATATCTATCGTCGAGCGCAAAGCTAACCTTTTCAACAGATGCACCACCTGACCATTGATATATGCCATCGTCTCTTACAAACAGCTGACGCTCACCAGGAACGGTAACAATGCTTTTCCCTGCAATCGTTCCACGTTGTGTGCGTTGTTGTTGCTGAAACGGTATGGTCGCATTACCTGTAGGCGTAAGTGTGTGTATGCCCTGCTCTGTGTGAATAGATAAATAGTTTTGAAATGGGCGTAACCCCGTAATGTCATAACCTAATGAGAAAAAACTTAACGAACCCCAAGTTTCTATATCACCTGCATCGCTTCTCCATATGCGATCTGCGGCTCCGTTTATGTTACCAACCCATGCCCTGTTTTCCCAAAAGGCTACCCACTTGGGTTTGGTGAACCGAGAGCTATCGTCGAGCGTTGCAGCGTTTGATGTTCCACCCGTCCATTTGATGCCGTCTGTGTCCTGACCGTTTACCGCAATCAATGTGCTACCGGCCAACACCCAATCCCACGTATAGTCATCACCGGCCGTTATAGTCACACTGCCTGTTCGGTCTGTTGCTGTTCCACCCGTAACGTCAAAAAATTTATTGCCTGCAAAGGCAAACACTTTTTCTGTTCCAGCCAACACCACCTGACCACAAGCAGTTACTGTAGCACCGCTGTTCATTGCGGAACTGTTAAACTTTGCAAATCCATTTCGCTTTGACACTTCGCCAGCCAACCCTATAGTGCAATTTTCCATTTCAAACAGGCCGTCTGGTGGCATATCTTCAGCCGGTAAGCTGTAGTTTACCCCACTTCTCCAAGGGCCAAGGCGTAACGATTCGGCTGCAATCGGCATTATCCTATACTTCCTTCTGTGGGCTGAAAACTAAACTTACCAGAAATATGATCGTCTGACCTACGCATTCTGTATGACCTGTTTCCTTGCACATTAAAGTTTTGCCGACCTGCTATTGCAATAACTCGTTCCATCTCTTGCTTATCCGACAATGCACCCTGATCGTCACCTTTTTCTTGTTTATATAAAGCAGAAATGCCGTGTATAAGTGCCGGCTGACATACAGGTGCTACATATGGATTTATAGAGTCGCTATCTTCAGATTCAGTAAACGTGGGTATAGAAGAATAATATCTATAGGCAATAGTATCTGTGCCGTCTGGCTCTGGATACAGCGTAACTTCGATGTTACCGCTTGCATCTACGCCATCAATAGAAACCCATCGAGGGTCACCATTTATAGAAGCATCAGGGTCAGCCGCATCAATATCCTGAGTAGACATGATGAGCATAACATGGTCTTCAGTAACATTACGAAATGAAAGAGGAGCTACTACGTCACTGGCCAACGAATACGTGCGAGTGCCGTTGGTTGTGCTAAAAGTAGAAGATTTAAACAGCCAGTTCCATTTTTCACGCGAGGCTATGTCCTGAGTGACTAAGTTTAAATAGTCACGCGCCCCGTCTTTAAATGTGGAACTACCTGTATTCAGACCAACCCTTCTAAGGGCAATCTGAATGATCTGCAAATTTGTCATTCGCTAACTCTATATTAGGTTAGCCCAGGAACCGCCTTCGTAGCCTTGAAACTTGTTGTCCGTAGAATTGTAAATAAGCATTCCGTTAACAGCGGTGAGTGCGTTCCGTTCCGTTGTCGTAAGACTTGGAAGAGTAAACGACTCAGCCGCTTTAACGGTATCTGCTTCTACAGCCCCAATCAACGCAGAATCTCCAAAAAATGAAGCTGCATTGACTTGTCCAAAAGTTTCTGACATCTACTGATGTGCCGTAGCCGCTAACTGATCGAGATCGTATTCAGACAAGTTATCGCCATTATTGTCCAACCAGCGTTCTGTCCATATACGAACGGCTTCTTCACCACGCTCTTTAATGCGCGATGGAGGGTCAGGCACAAAGCCAGGTTCGTGAGTGACCTCACCAACAGCACGAACATGATTTCGCACTTGGCTGTTGGTAATTGGTGATTTGCGCTGACGAGTGTGCGTCTTGTCCAAGTCTAACGCCTTACGAATTGCATTTTTAGTCTCATCACTTCCCTTGAGTATAAGGTCAGCAATTTGATCTGGCGTAACACTGGCTGTTGGAGCTTCAACAGGTGTAGTGGACGTTACTTCTGCGATCTCATCAGGCAGGGTATGCTCTTGCTGTTTTTGCGGAGCCATACGTTTTGCCATTGTTTTCTGCTTTCTTTTGTAAAAACGTGCAGCAGTAGTTTTACCCACTGCCACACGAAAAATTAAAGGTTACGGCAAATTCTGCAATACTACACCAGCGTAACCTGTAGTGTCTGGAGCATATGCAGCATAACCAACCAATGGTTCTGTTTCTGCATCTTTAGCATGAACTGCGCCAGTTACACCATCACTTAAGGTAAGGTTGTTACCAGCGGCAATGGTTCCATCTGCTAAGACAGTAGCAACACCGCGAGTCTGCACCCACCCGTAATAATTTACAGTAAACGATATTGGAGTAACACCGCAAACCACATAATCTGTGGCACTTGCACCAATAAGGTTATTCCATAAACCACCTGTAACGGCCACGTCAGTAGCAGTAGTTACAGCCACTTTTAAGCCGTCATACAAAGTAAATGTAACTGCATTTGAACTTGCAGCAGTGCTTGACTTAATACGATACTGAAAACCTTCACCAGCATCATCGGTGGTATGAAGATAGCCACCAGCATACTGATTTAGCGTAGCCGATCCAACAGTACCCGAATCGGTGTATGTAACTTCAGTAGCACCAGCCGCTGCTGCCGTTAGCTTGTTATCGCTCTCAACAATAGCTGACACTGAAAGGTCTTGCGAAGTAAGCAATCCCTGTGCAGTAGCTGTGCTGAAATACGCATAACGAAACACACGACCATCAGACAACTCTAACTTTTCACCAACTCTATGTTTTGGCGTAGACGACTCTTCGTAGATGCTCTGACCGCCATCTCCTCCGATTCGATCCAACCCATAGTTGGCGTTTTGTATTGTACTCATTGTTCATTCTCCTTTGTCCTTTTCTTCGGACTCGAAAGGCTCATTGGCTTGAACCTTGGAATTAACTATTAACTGATACCAGTAATAACACCCTGGCGTCTACG